TTGTTGTTAAGCAGCCCAAACCAAAACGACTTGCTTGGCTAATTAGCGGAATAGCTGTTGGTATAACGGGGGGAATACTTTTGATGGCAAATTAGCCTATCTTTTCATATCATATCTCGATTAGCCCTGTAACAAGGGCTTTTTTATTTTACTAATTATCAAACAGTTAATTACAAAAGCCTATTATTTTGCAAAATAATTTGCATAAACACTTGCGCAATTAAAAAAGGCGTTATACATTTGCCCTATCAAAACAACGCAATGATAACAAAAGAAGGTAAAAAGATACTTAAAGGCATAATCGCCGAAGAGGGTATCAAGTTAGGCGAACTCGCCAAAAAAAACGGACTGCGCCCCGAAGATATAAGTCGGGTGCTAAACGGGGAAACTAAGCGGCAACTACAAGCCCAACAGGTGCTAATAAAAGAAATAAAAAAGCACCGGCCCGATTTAATAATAGAGGAATTAACCAATTAATACTTAACTAACTATGGAACTTGAATACAAATTGGCGGCTATTATAGGTAGCTGCGTAAACGAGGGGCAACTGTTTACAGCCCGACAATGTCTGCTAAAAGCCGAAACACAACTTAGCTACGAGGAATTTGTCTATTTGCGAAAGTTAGCAGACCACAAAGAAACAGCCCTTAAACAGCAAATGGTTGACTTTGCTGATAATACCGAAGCGGTTGCTAAAGACCTGCAATGCACCACAATAGGCTTGCCAATAAGCGAAAGCCAAAGACTGATAGCCTTAGAGCCGATACCATACGAGAGCGATGGCAGCCCTGTAATAACGGACTTTACTGATGAGGAATTAACAAGCGAGAATGTAGCTAAGGTAGCAAGTTCTATAATACTACGATAATGGTTAGTCAGGCATATATTTTTCCCAATCTAAGCGAGAGGGGTAAGGCACTATTCTTTGGCAGGAACTCTTTAAAAGTTGAAAGGTTACAGAGCTTTGAGATTTGGATTGACTTTGTTTGTGGAGAGCGCAATATTACCATTGCTGACTTTAGGAGTAAAAACAGAGCAAGGCATCTCGTTGAAGCCCGTCAGTTAGCCTGTTGGCTGTATAACGAGTATTGCCTTCATAACAGGGTTAACCGTCTAAGTTTAGCTAAAATGGGCGAACTAATAGGCGACAAAGACCACGCTACTGTACTACACAGCATCAACGTAATAGCCAATGCTGTTCAGATGTATAAGGACAAGAAAGACCAATACCAATCAATGTACAACAAACTAATATTTGAATACTTATGATAAAGACAATTAAAATAGAATTAGAAGTAGAGGTGTACGGCAAATATTCGCCACAGGGCAGATACCAATATGACAGCCCGCCCGACCCCGAATGTTACGAAATAGAAAGGGTGATGTTGGGCACTTTAGACCTTACCGAGCAACTTGATAAGTTAAACTTTGACTTTGCTGAATTAGAAAACCAAATCTTAGATAATATATAAAAACTATGAACTTAAAGTTAGAAGAAGAAATCAACCCATTAGGAGAAAGTAAATACTACCTGATGTGGAAAAAAGAGGGCAGCGATATATTTCAGCCCATAGGTTTTTACACCGAAAAGGACAAAGCATTAGCCGCCTTTGAAACCGCCAAATTAGGCTTAGACAAATCAACCACAGAAACAATAGCAAGTATTTAACATTATGGAACAGAACAAAACTCACTGGCGTGTTTTAGTCAATAACAACTACATCGGTGCTTATTCTATGCCTACCGATGGCTCTAATATAGTCCTAACCATTAAGAACGTAACAAGGGAAATGGTTACAGGAGAGGGCGGTAAGAAAGAAGAATGTACCGTAGCTTACTTTCAAGAGGATAGCAAGCCTATGATTTTAAACCGCACTAACTGTAAGGCCATAACAACAGTTTACGGCACTCCCTACATAGAGGAGTGGGCGGGTAAACAGATTGAGATTACAGTAGCCCGTGTTAAAGTAGCAGGGGATATGGTAGATGCCTTACGGGTAGTACCTAAGCAGCCAAGCACCAAAAAGACCGTTTTAAAGAAAGGCAGCGAAGCCTTTACCAAAGTGGTAGAGTACATCAAGGGCGGTGGCGACATAGCTAAGATTAAAGACAAGTACGAGGTATCAACCGAAACAGAAAAAGACATTTATGCAGCCACAACTAAGTAATAAAAGAGTAGGGCGTTTTACCGCAAGCCGCATTAGCGAACTGATAATAGGTGTTCGTGGAGGCACAGCTACCCGTGATAAGTATATAGCCCAAAAAGCAGTAGAAAAGCACACAGGTATAGTTAACAGGGGCGTTAAGACCTATGCCATAGAACACGGTCAGTTTAATGAATACGAGGCAATAGAGGCCTTTAAAACCGTTACAGGGCTTAATGTAGTGCCAAGTATGCAGGTGTTTTACGAGTACGATGCTGATAGTGGTGCTACTCCTGATGCTACCATACAGAACTTTGACGATGTGAACGTAGCCACAGTAGATGCTAAATGCCCGCAGCCCGATAGCTTCTTTGAGCAGAAAATGATGTTGATTAATGAAGGTAAGCCCGAATAACAAAACGTGCCTAAAAGCTACTACTATCAGGCTCAAATGCAAATGATGTCGGTTGGGGTAGATGAACACTACCTTGTACGATACTTAGCGGAATACTTTGAGGACGAAATGGGCGAACTGATTAAGTGTGAACTCCCCTTAGAGCAACGTATCTACATAGCTGTTATCAAACGGGACGAGGCGGTATGTAAAGAATTAGATAGCCTTATCAAATCGGCTGCTAATGAACGGGATATGCTGATTGAGATTTATAAAAAAAGCATACTGAATAAAAATAAGTTGAAATAAATTTGGTAGTTAAAAAATAAGTTTGTAATTTGCACCCCGACACAGCACAATTCTTTACCGTTACAAATGACAAAGCAATATCTAAAAATAATAATGTCCCCGTTGGGCATAAAGCAAGAGGAGAGTAACGGCTCCGTGTCAACTTGTTTTATGTTACCGATGGGGCTTTAATATTTTATAAATATGGCTGATAAATACGCAGACAGGATTACGGTTGAATTGGTTTCCTATGTGGAAGAATTTGGCGGTATTGCTTCAACAGAGGTATATCACAGGGGCTTTCGGTCTGATGTCTTACTTTTTAGCGAGGATGATTTATTTATTGATTTTGAGGTAAAAACAACTGTTTCTGATTTTTGGAACGATTTTTCCAAAACAAATAAGCGCAGAGAAAATCGGCATCATCTTTTTGAACAGGGGTTTCTTTCTAATAAATTTTACTTTGTTTTCCCTCCTAATCTTATACCGTTAGAGAAAGTTCCTGAAGATTATGGTATTATTCATTATATAGGAGATGGTCAGTTTAAAAGGATTAGAGCAGCAGCAGAATTTGATATTTCAGAAAACTACGATGAAATGTTTAATTCATTTGTATTGCATTTATGTAAAAAAGAGGAGTATTGTTATCTCAGAGAAAGGTACGATATAAAAATAGACCTATTAGAATATCAAAATGAACAATACGATGTAGAAATACACAACCTTAAATACGAATTAAGTAGTATTAAAGCAGAATACGAAAAAATAAAAAGAGAATTTGACTGCCTGCAAATTGCGGTAGAGGAGCGTTATGGATATATAGATTATTAATTTATTGGTTATGGCAGCTAAAAAAACACCTATTGAGCTTAATGGATATTTAATTACAAGAACTTGGTTTGAGTTCTGCGCTAATAATCTATACACATTAAACATAACAAGTAACCATACTGCTGTTTTTCTATACATATCAAACGTGTGGAATATTACAGGACAACCAAAAGTTTTTGGAATACCAACAGGACACTCGGCATTATTTCTAAAAATAAGCACTAAGACATACTATAAAGTAATAGATGATTTAGTAGAGTGGAACTTTCTAATAATCAATTCAAAAGGCAAGAACAAAACAACAGCACCAACATTTCACTATGGAAATGTATTCCATAGTAAGGTAGATAGTAAGTTCCATAGTGAGTTACATAGTAAGGTAGTGAGTGAGGTAGATAGTAAGTCGCACTTAATAGAACCTAAGAATATAGAACCTATAAATAAAGAAATAGATACTAACGTATCTATAAAGAAAGGTGAGGCTAAAGAAAGCAGCAAGCATAATTTTAGCAAAAGCCCTTTCTATGAATTAAGTGCCTTTGAACAAGAGTTTATACGATTGGGGGATATAAAAATGCCTGATAAAAAAATAAAGCCTACTGAAATTGATATTGAGTATTACTGGAACAGCGCAATGGACTACGGTGTTGATATAAGCCACAAATACGCAAATTGGGTAATAGCTGTTAGGTCTTGGATAAAAAACGCCCCACAAAGGAACAAACAGATTATTTACAAGAAAGTAGAGCAGTTTAAAGAAATTTACAGCAATCTACCTCCACCGCCAAAAATAGAAACCAAAACAGCAGAGCAAATTCACGAAGAAGCAATGCGACACATTAACGGATATGACAACTAAAGAAACCATAAAAAGATATATAGAGGCAGGTGTTGTGGTTATGCCTGTTGATAAAAGCAAACGTCCTATACTTGGTGGTTGGCAAAACCTTACCATAGCCGACTGCCAAAAAACCGAATTTATATCGTATTGGGACAATCCCGATAACAAAGTAGGATTACTTTGTGGCGGCTCGGATAATATTGAGGCTTTAGACTTTGATTTGAAACACAGTATAGACCCTGAGCTATTTAAGAACTTTTGCGCTGAGATTAAAAAAGAAAGCCCTGAGTTGTTAAATAAACTTACCATACAAAGAACCATTAGCGGCGGGTATCACTTTATTTACAAGTGTGAAAAGATTGAAAGAAACTTAAAGTTAGCCCGCAGACCTGCTACACACGATGAAATGTTAAAGGATAACAGCAAGGTATTTGTGTTGATTGAGAGCAGAGGAGGAGGAGGGATGGTGGTAATAGCCCCAAGTCAAGGCTACACACTATTGCGAAACACTTTTGAGGATATAGCTACTATTACCCCCGAAGAAAGGGATTTGTTGTTTACCGTAGCTCGCAGTTTTAATACTTACGATTTACCACACACCAAGCCTGCACAATACAGTAGCGAAATAAAAGGCGAAAGCATATTTGCCGAGTACAATAGCGATACACAGGCAGGAATAGATTTATTAGAATTGCACGGTTGGTCTATTATCAAAACAAAGGGGAATGATATACACTTTAAAAGACCCGGCCATACCTCAGCTTTGCATAGTGCTTATTACCACACCAACAGCAATATTTTTGTAGCCTTTACTACATCTTCAGATTTTATTACCGAAAAGGGATATTCAAACTCAGGTATGCTTCATATTTTTGAAGGGCATAATGGAGATTGGGCAAAAACCGCTAAGCTGCTTCGTGATATGGGATATGGTGGTCGGGAATACCACAACACCAACAGGGTAGAGAAAGTTTATCAGGACGAAGAAAAAGGGGTTAAAATAGAAAAGAACGAAGAAGGTAGTAGTGTATTTAAGTACATAGAGGATAGTAAAAACTATATTGACTACCTTGAAAAGTCCCGAACAGGCACTTTAGAAAAAGGTCTTACCACAGGTAGCCGATGGTTAGATGCCCACTTTAGGTTTAAACGTGGCAATTTTGCTATTACACTTGCTTTTCCTAATGTTGGTAAGTCGTTTTTTTGGTGGTTTCTCTGTGCTGTAACAAACAAAGAACACAAATGGCGTTGGTTAATATTTAGCCCTGAGAATAAAACAGGACAGGTTATAAAAAAATTGATTGAAATATTAGCTGAAAAAAACATAGAGGCTTTAAGCACAGCGGAGGTAAACGAATATAGGCTATACGTTGATGATAATTTTAAGTTTATCAATGCAGACCAAAGCTATAATGCTAAGGATATTTTAAAGATAGCCGAAGAATATAATCAGTATTGGAAGTTTGATGGTATTTTAATAGACCCATACAATTCGCTAATGATACCCGACAAAAACAATGCTTACCAATACCATTATGAGGTTGTTACGCTTATGAGGTCTTTTAGCAACAGAACAGGTATATACGTAAGCCTTAATGTTCACCCAAACACAGGAGCGGGAAGGAATAAAGATAGCGACGGTAACTCAAAAACACCGCACCCTGCTGATGCTGAGGGGGGTATTATGTTTCTAAATCGTTGTGATGAATTTTTAGTCTTAGAAAGGCACGTAAACGACCCCGTACAATTTAGGCAGCTATATGTCCACGTTAAAAAGGTAAAGGATTGGGAAAGCGGCGGTAAACCAACTCCTAATGATACACCTGTAAGACTTACCTTAATGGACGGGGTTTCATTTGTTGACGATAACCAAGTCCGACTATTATCGGGGCGTTTGTACTATGAGAAAGATGAGCCAAAACAATTAGCAGCACCCCTAACCCCAAATACCAACTTTGATAACCCATTCCCAAATGAAACCGAAGCCCCCTTTTAAGACCCAAGCCGTCCTGCTCTATTTAGACGCTGTATTCTTCTTACAGAGAACAAGCAGCCCGACAAGTTCCGATGCGAAGATACTCGCTTTGTGTTGGTTAGACTTTTGGATAGAACACGATGTTAAAAATACCGAGAAACACCAAGCAGTTAAAAAACACTTAGCGAAAATGTAATTATGTTAGAAAACTACGGAATAAATATCTACAACCGAGATTGCTTAGAGGCAATGATGTAACTTTTAAAAACAGAGAAAAATAATTTTTGTAGTTTCAGTTCTTTATTTATATTTGCAAAGTTAACAGCCAGTGCAGGGCTTAACAACTAAAAGAAATTTACCTCTTACGGGGCGGGCTGCACTCCCAAACCGTAGGAGGTTTTTTATTTTCTATGGAAT